ATGGTGTCTCGATGGCAAAACGGTTCTAGCGGCTTCTTCAACTTCCTCGACGACGTAAAGCCCGTCGTCCGGTCGTCGAAGGGCGGTTTCATTCCCTTCATTCCCGGCCCTCGCGAGCGGGCCGAGATCGTCAAAGCCCTCGACGGCGATTTCTCGACCGTCGTCTTCTCTTGGCCTCGACGGCACGGGAAGACCGCGACGAGCGTGATGATCATACTCTGGCGCTTCCTGACCCGGCGCACAGAAAACATCGCCATCGTCGCCAACTCCGAAAAGCAAGTCGTGGACACGGCCTTCCGGATGTTGCGGGAGGCATTCGACAATACGCCCGCACTCAAACGCCTGACAGATGGCGGCACGATTGAACTCGGCATGGACGTCATCCGCTTCCCGGCCACGTCATCGGTCATTCAAGCCTTCAGCGCGAACCCTTCAGCCCTGTGGGGGAAGAAACTGACGGCGGCGCAGATCAGCGAACTTCACGCCGCCAAAAGCGACGGCGTCATGGAAGCACTGCTAGGCTCGCTTATCGACACCGAAGGGTCGATCCTGCTGATCGACTCCACGGTCGGCCCGATGTCGTCGCCGCTGTACGTTCTCTATCAGGCTCACTTGAAGGGCGACGATCCCAGCCTGTTCTTCTCGCACATCCAGTACGCCGACCTCGATGACGCTTGTGCCAACAGCCCGCCTTGGATCGATCCGAACAAGCTCCGCGCCGCATCACGCCAGATGCTCCCTCAACGCTTCGCGCTGTTCCATTTCAACAGATGGGGCGACGCATCCGGGTTGCTGATAGACGCCGAAACCCTCGCAAAGTGTTCGACGGAGAGCTACCTCCCCGATCCGAAAGCGTTGGCCGCCGGGGCGAGCTACGTCGTCAGCGGCGGTCTGGACCGCGCGTTCGGCGGTTCGAAGCACGGCGACTCCACCATCACGACAGCCGTCGTCATGACCGTCATGGACGACGAGGAACATTACTTCGTCCTCGACTCCGATGTGGTCATGTTCTCGCGCCTCGCGGGGATCAAGGCGAACCTCAAACGCTACCATCGCGACTGGGGAATGACCCGCGTCGGCCTCGAAACCTACGGCGCTCAGGATGTCTATGACTGGACCCAGTCCGAGCCTTTCGCCGAAGGGGCCGAACTGATCACGCCGAGCCGGAAAGCGCAGTATCAGGCGTTCACGCTACTCGCGACCGCCGCCGCCGAAGGCCGCCTTCATATTGACCCGCGCTTCACCCGGCTTCTCGACGAGCTGCGCTTCTTCGAAATCACGGACGACGGGAAAGAGACAGTCGGCAACGAAGCCATTCCCAAATTTGGGCACCCGCGCGGCAAGCACGACGACGCGGTCTATTCGCTCGCCTGGGCGATGTTCGCCACCCGCGAGATCACATTGAACCCCTATGAGCTTCAAGGCGTCCGATGCACGGACGCGGGGCCGACACGGCACATGTGCGCGTTGAACGGCGGCACCGTCGTTCCGCTATGCGCTCGATCATGCCGGTCGATGCGACGGGCTTTCGACCTGTTTGACCAGTACGCCGCGCGTAGCCCTCGCAATAACCTCCCCGTCGAAGCGTTCATCATCGACAAGCTGAAGAACACCGGGAGCCACACTATCGCACGATAAAACATGTTGCGTGAAAGCAACATGTAGTGCTATACTTATGTCCATGTTGGGCTTTAGCGACGAAAGGAAGTCGTTCCTTGATCTTGTAAGAAAATCGGAGACGCGAAAACTTCGCGCCGCCGAGTCTCTGTCGTTCTTCGACGACAAGCAGGACGACACCACGCTCGCCTTGATCCGGCGTCGGTTTGCCAATCCGGAGTCCTTCCGGGTCTTCCACGTCAACATCGTCAAGAAGATCGTCAGCCGTCGCGCCACGGCCTATCAGACGCCGCCTACCCGGACGTTTGAAGGCTGGGACCAAACCGCAGCCTCCACCCTCTACCAGAACGCCAACATCGATGCCGTGATGAAGCGGGCGTCGAAGCTGACCAAGCTCCACAAGACGACCGCCCTACAAGTCGTCTGGACCGATCAGCACGGACTTCAAGTTCGCGTTCTCACGCCGAACATCCTCGACGCCGAATGGATCGACCCCGAGCATCCATCCCGGATCGTCGTCACCCATGTCGCGAGCGACCCGGCCAAGACGGTCTATTCGGATTGGTCTTCAGCGTCCTTCCAGCGCAGGAACTTCAACGGCCATCCGGTCGCCATGCCCGGCAATGCGAACGGCGTGAACCCCTATGGCATCCTCCCGTTCGTCCCGCTGTTCGACAGACTTCCGGATGCCGACTTTTTCCTTCCTGGGGGCGACGACCTCATTGGCGCTCAAAAGGCACTGAACGTCGGCCTGACCAACCTCTGGCGCGCCGTGGAACTGCAAAGCCACGGCCAAGCGGTCGCGAAGGGCCTCCCGATTGGCGATCCTATTTCGACCGGCCCGGACAAAGTGATCCTTCTCCCGAAGGACGGCGAGTTCAACTACGCCGCGCCCAACACTCCGATCCCCGACATCCTCGAGTCGTTGGAGTTTCTGATGCGCTCGACGGCGGCGACGAACGACTGCACCGCCGACGTCCTCGACCTGTCGAAGACCGCCGAGTCTGGCTCTGCCCGAGAAGCGCAGCGCATCGATTTGAAAGAAGCTCGGCTCGACGACATCGCCCTATGGCGCGGCTATGAGCGTCGGTTGTTCGAAGTGATCAAGGCCGTGGTCAACACGCACCGGCCCGGCACCATCCCGGCCAACGCCACCGTTCGCGCCGACTTCGCCGAGCTTCAGGACAATCTCACCGAAGCCGAAGTCCTCGCCAATCTCAAGGAACGCGCCGAGCTGGGCGTGTCATCGCCGGTCGATGCGCTGATGACGCTGAACCCGGACGGCTACGCCACTCGTGAGGACGCCTATCGCGCCCTCCTATCCCGCAAACACGAAACACAGGAGCTGCTGCTCGCCATCTGAAAGGTAGGCACATGACCGACACCACGACGACCCCGCCCGTCGATCTAACCGATGACCTGGCCCGCGTGAAAATCGACCTGAAGTCGCTTCAGGACCAGACCGCCGCGATGCGCGCCGAAGAGGACATCGACGGCCTGATCATCAATCTGACGGCCCTGATCCCGGAAGCTGATCGCGCGTCCCTCCCGAAGGACGGTTCGAACCACAGCCGCGTCTTCGCGCATGTCATCGCTGCTCTGAAAGCGGCGAAGAGCGCACCGGTCCCGACGACCGACACCACGCCTCCCCCGACAACGACTCCCCCCGAAGACCTCTCGGAGCTTCCGGCACATGCCCGGATGGCTCGCGGCTACGGCAACGCCTGATCCGCTCTTCTCCACCCACACTCACCGCTGGCCGCGCCAGCAGAAAGGATTCTCAAGTCGATATTTGAATGCTGACTCAAACCGAATGGAGCAAGCTCAACCCGAACCCCCTGCAATCCGGCGTCGTCGAAATCTTCGCCCGCGAAAACCCGGTCATCGCCCTGATGCCGTTCGCGAACGTCGCCGGTAACGCCTACACCTACAACGTCGAAGACAGCCTGCCCGGCGTCGAGTTCCGTACCTACAACGAGGGCTACGCCGAAAGCACCGGCGTCATCAATCCGGAGACCGAACGCCTGACCATCCTCGGCGGCGACTCCGACTACGACGTGGCGCAGATCGCCCAACAGGTCGGCGACAACGACACCCGCGCCATCTACGACTCCCTGAAGGCGAAGGCTCTCTCGCGCGCGTGGCTGCAAACCTTCTTCGACGGCGACACCGCCGCCAATCCGAAGGCGTTCGACGGCATCAAAAAACGCCTGACCGGCAATCAGGTCATTTCCGCCGGCACCAACGGCGGCGCGCTGACGCTGGCCATGCTCGACGAACTGGTGGACGCTGTTCAGGGTCAGCCTTCGGCGATCTTCGCCCGTAAGTCTGTCATCCGGGCCTATCGAAACGCCCTGCGCACCGCAGGCGGCACGACGCCGGAATCCATCATGATCCCGAACTTCGGTCGCCCGGTCATCGCGCACAACGGCGTCCCGATCCTGCCGATCGAGCTGGACACCCAGGGCAATGAAATCCTGACCGGCGACGAGACGCACGGCACCAACGACAAGACCTGTTCGGCCTTTGCCGTCCGGTTCGACCTCGACGGTCTGCACGGCATTCAAACGGCACCGATCAGCGTCCGCGATCTCGGCGAGGTCGATGACAAGCCCGCCTATCGCACCCGCATGGAATGGTACTCGGGCATCGTCCTGAAGTCCGGTCGATGCGCCGCCCGCCTCAAGGGTCTGACGAACGTCTGACCCTTCACCCGTGGCGTCGCCGGGTTTCTGTTCTCTCCCCGGCGACGAAGGGTGGCTCTGCTTTGGCAGAGGCCAGAGCCACCCCACACACGGCGACCGCGCCCAACACGCGAGACGCAGAAGCGAGGCGGGTCGGGATCGCAGCCCCGGCCCGCTTTTGCCGCCCCAGGAACCTCAAGCATGGACTATTACGACGACGATCTATCCCCCACCGACAGCCTGATCTCTCTTCAGACCGCCGACGCGGTTCTCGCGACGAGCTTGCATGGCCGCGATTGGACCGCCCGCGCCGTCGCCGACAAACAAGCGATCTTCGAAGACCCCGAACGTACCCCGGAGAGGACGGACGACAAAGCCGCCCTCTGTGACGCCAGCACCATCATGGCGTCGCAGCCGTGGAAGGGACGAAAGGCTTCCCCGGATCAGCATCAGGCGTTTCCGCGCATAGGCGTACATCTGGAAACTGGTGCCTCCGTCCACGGCGTCCCGTTGGAGATCCAGCGCGCCACCGCCCTGCTTGCGGCCCACCTGATCAAACGGGCCGACATGCCCCTCTCGCCTGAGCTGATGGTCAGCTACTCCATCGGAGAGACGAGCGGCATTTTCCGCAGCCCGTCGCAGGACGAGCTCCCCCGCCACATCCGCCAACTCATCGCGCCCTTCCTGAACGTCGGTTCGGGCTGGGCTCCGGTGCGCGCGTAGGAGGCGGCGATGATAGCCGACGACCTCTTCGACCAATACCGCGACACCATCGAAGCCGACCTCCTGCACGATCTCCGGAAAGCCTTCGCAAGGGCAGCAGACGATATCGATATCAATGAGTTGATAGCCGCCATTGAAGCGGGAGACGAAGAGGCACTAGCCGTGGCATTGAATCTCGACGAGGGACTTAACACCGGAGCCGACGGCGCGCTGATGGGCCTCTTCTTCTACGGCTTGCTCGGCTCCGTCGTCCTGTCGATGAAGCGTTTCGCCACAAGCCAGCGCTCCCGGGTCAACCCGAGCGTCGAAACGTCGTGGCTCCAGAACGACATCAAGCGGAACATCATCGAGCCGCTCGCCCGTCGTTCATATGAGGCGGTGATGATCGCCTACGAAGAGCTTCAGAAGAGCGACATAGGCGCCCGCCAGAAGGCCGAACAGATCGTCAGGGCGGTTGGATTGGCTCCGGATCAAGCACGGTCCGCAGCACGGTTCGCCCGCGCCCTGAACGAAGCTCTGAACAGCCCTGACAGGACCGTCAAAGGCGACGCTATCACCATTCCGGCGCTAACAGCGCGAGCGATCATCCGCCGCCATGAGGGACACCTGAACGCCGCTCAGAGGTCAGCCCTGAAGAAGGCTTTCACAGGCGAAATGAAAGTGGACGACATAGGCAAGCTGATCATTCGCCACGACCGCGCCCTGGCCGAATACAGGCAATCGGTCATCGCCCGTCAGGAAGCCACGCGGGTCGTCAACGTCGGCGAATACCTGGCCTTCAAACAGGGCAAGGCGAACCGATCCATTCCACGCGATGCGCGCCGGTACTGGAAGACCAGAGGCGACGAACGGGTCCGACATGATCACCGGACGGTCATGGCGATGAACCCGAACGGGATAGACGTTGGAGAGGCATTCAAGACGCCCCTCGGCCCGGTGATGCATCCGCCGCTTGAAGTGAACTGTCGATGCCGCGTGGTGGTCAGAAGGCCATCCGATCCGGCTGAACGCGAATGAACACAGGGATGGCCGCCAATCATTTTGGGACCGGCCACCCATTCCCGCGCCGCTCTCGTCCAGGGCGATCCCGGACAGACGGCCAGAACCCCCGCCCGGAAAGGAGGGCGACCAGATGACGATGACCGACAACCACTTGGATACGGCGGACCTAGCCGCCGTCTTCAATCTAGAAATCGCAGGACGGAAGGTTGATGGCCGCACCGTTGCCGCCCGGTCTTTCCGCGTAATCGCCGGAGACCTGATGGATCAGCTCGCCCGCCAACCGAAACCATCGGAGGCCGTGATGATCCGACAGGCCGCCACCCTCGCCTTCCTCTGCGACCGGGACACGGCTTGCCTGATCGCCGGGGAGAAGTTCGATGAAGAGAACTATCGCCGGAACACACAGGCCCTCGGCGCGGTGCTGATCAAGCTCGGCATGGCGGCGAAAAGCCGGGATGTGACCAAGGGCGGATCGAAGGGCGGCGACGCTTTCGCCGACGCGATCAACGCGACTTATAGCGTCGCTAGATAAAAGAAGAGCCGCCACGTTTCCGTGACGGCCCCTCTATTCAGAACAACCGGGCGAAAGCGCCGATCAACGAAGCCACCGGATGAAAGTTACATCCGAACGCCACGCGGAACATCGCTCCACTCGGCTGGCTGGCTTCGATAGCGAAAAACAGGATCAATCCTGCCTCCTCTACCTTGCACCCGGTCCCTTACGGTAGCCGACTAGGCGCATTAGGCCAGCGTAGTGACGGTTTTATCCTCGGAGAAAGCCTCAGGGGGTGACCGTAAACACGCTTCGGCTATATCGTTGGCCGATTTCCCAGCCGTACAAAGAGGATGGGAAGCGTCACCTAGGCGCGCAAGGGCCGCCCTGAAAGATTTTAACTATGCTGTCAGGATGCGGTGGACGGATGTGCGCCCGATCCCAAGGCGTTTCGCAATCTCGCCCGGACCGACGCCCTCCGCCTTCAACGCCAAGACCTGATCGGCCTTGCTCCGAGCCGTGGGCTGACGCCCCTTGTATTTCCCTTCCGCCTTAGCAGCGGCGATGCCCGCCCGCTGGCGTTCAAGCATCAGCTCGCGTTCGAACGTGGCGATGCCCGCCATCATTGTGAGCAACAGCTTGCCGGTCGGCGTGGACGTGTTGATGTCCATGGAGAGGATGCGAACCACGACGCCGCGCCGATCCAAGTCCTCGACGATCCGCAGCAGATCGATGGTCGAGCGAGCAAGCCGATCAGGTTTCGTCACGATGAACGTGTCCCCGTCCCGGAGGTAGTCTAGGGCGGCCCGGAGCTGGGGCCGGTCGGCGTCAACGCTGGACACCTGTTCGCTGAAGACACGCGAACACGCCATCCCCTCGAGTTCAGCTATCTGATCGGCGAGACCCGCAACCTGATCGACGGTCGAAGTCCGCGCATAACCAATGATCGCACCGTGCGGCTTCGTCATTTCCAACCCAATCGTTCCAACACTTCTATGATGTTGTGGAACATGACGTTCCAAAAGTCAAAGGCAATGTATGTGGAACATGGAGTCGATCAGCGCATCACGTTCCAATAGGGCGAGCCTCAATGGAACATTGGACTAGAACCGTCTGTGATTACAGGGTATATTTCCGAAGAAAGGTAGTTGAGGGTACTATCGGCGACCTCCTTTTCCTAGCAAGCTAGCAATGGGGCCACCCCGTTCCAGATGCACGGGCCGCCCCCCGAAGCTGCGACATTCTGCCACACATTAAGCATCTAGCTTAACGATACCCGCGTTCTCACTTCTGGGTTGAACGAGCGCACAACCGCGCCGCAGCACAGGGTTCGAAATGCTCATCCGTAGGAAATATGTCCGTCAACTAAGCTCGTACATCGGCGGACTGATCCCCCACACAGAAATACGGCTAGTCGTGGATATGGCCCAGGTGGCAGCAGGCAAGCGAACTAGGTCTGGTTTCGACGGGCTGAATGACGGCGATATCCTTTTGCCGCCCAACATTGGACGTGTCAGCAAGTTCAACGCCGAGGGGCGCTTCGACACCGATCGAAGTAAGCCGAAAGTGCCCCGTTTCATGGGGCAACGCGAATGGACCCGCCAAGAATGGGCCGGACAAGGTCAGACGCGCACCGTAACAACCACGGTGGACCTTTATCGAGATTGCTTCCCGCGCACTTTCGTCCCGCCGCCGGGCGTCGAACTCACCGCCGTTGATCATGGCGGACAACGCTACATCGTCTCCCCGATCTATCGGATCGGCGTAACGCCGGACGATGAGCTCCTGCACGCCATAAACCTGATGCTAGAAATCTTTGGCGAACTGGAAATCCGGCACGCCAACCTTACCGCATTCCTCCCCCCGAATACGCGACGGGTGAACTGGACTTTACTCCCGCCGGGCAACACAGCAGCTGGGGTCAGCACCCATGTTGCAAGCCTCGTTGGACGAACACCCGCGACGATGCGCCAACCCGTATGGCAGCGCCTCACTTTTCTTGCATCGCGGAACCCGCCGGAAGTCTACCTCGGACATGGCGGATTTCACGCATACGTCGCTTACGTCTTTCACCACACGGGAATGACGATCCTTGAAAGCGTCATGCCTGACAACGCTACATATGTGTTTGCGGGCAACTGGGGCACAGTCTCTCACCTGACCAAAACCCAGATACTAGCGGGCGGCCATCACCACGCCCGCATCATTCACGACGCGCAATGGCAAGCATCTCTGACGCCGTTCGTGTAACACGCTGAGCCGAAGTTTTGGGAGCGACCTATACTGCTAGCTTGCTAGCAGCGGTCGCTCCCACTTTCGTTTTGGACTCGATCCGAGAGCTCGAATAGTTTACAATAGGCGAATGTACTCCACTGAAGAGGCTTCGCCTACCGCCACCACCCCTCCCAAATCCCGGCTAGTCCGGATCAACGACGCCAGCAGCCATATGTTGGATTTTCTCGCCGTCATGACGGGCGAGCGCAGCAGCACTATTCTCTACCGGCTCCTTCGCGATGAGCTGAAGAAGCATCAGGACCACGTCGCTTGGTCATCCGCACCCCCGCCGTTCATCATCCGGCATACGTACGTCGAGGGTGGATGTAGAGTTCTTCTCTTCAATCCACATCTTCCGCCCAGCACGATCCTGACCGGGAAAGAAACGGTCTCGCTGGCAGATGCATTGACCGACGCCGTCGAGGGTCGCCCTATCGCCGGCTTCCAGTTGTTGACGGTCGAGAACGGTCATGTAGTTCGCCTAACTCGTGCCGGTCGTCACATCGCACTCCACATCAATGAGTACGGGTATCCGATGACCCTCGAAGTCGCTCGGGACGTAGCCGTCGCGCTGGATTCCGCCAGCGTTCACGCCATTGATACCCCCGTCGCCGCGACCGTTCACTAATGGGCGACGCGCTACGAGTATCGCGGGAAGCGATAGCCGAGTGGGCGGAAGACATGGGTGCGACCCACTTCATCACTCTGACGGCTGGCTGCTACCCCGAGCGTCATTTCGACCCGGACGAGAGCTTCCGCCCAGACCTCGCCCGCATCGCCCGGCGCATCGGTCGGGAGCTTTGCGACCTACCTCGTCGAAAAGACCTGACTCCGAACGATCTCCCGGCGTTCATGTCCTTCTACGAGCCAACCACCCGATCCGGAGCGGCGTATCCGCACGTTCACGGGTGGATCAGCCTGAAGGGGAATGAGGAAGAGCATCTTCGCGCGATCCTCCGAACCTATTGGGGCCAGGACGATAGACCGGACATCACGTCTCCATTCCTTCGTCGCCACCCATCCAGCCGTCGCGCTCCGAAGGCCGTCTGTCGAAACCCGGCATGGGAACCGACCTTTGACCTACAGCCGATCCGTTCTAGCGGCGCGGTGACCTACAGCGCCAAGGGCTACGCCACGACAGGCAAGACCTACGACTGGGGAACGATCCTCAACATCACCTGACAAACGACACCAGACATCAGACGACAAGACGACACGACCAAAAGCCCGCACCACTACACGATCAGATGCATAGCCCTCCGGAGGTAGCCGCCTCGGCCCGGAGGCTAGGATGCAAGAAGTCAGTCTTCGGCACCTACGACCAAGCCCGCAGCGCCAGCCTAGAAACGAAAGAGGCTCCGCAGCACGCCTATTCTGAAATCCGGCCTGGGGGACGCCCCGAGCCGGATTTAAAGTCATGCCTACCAGACAGAAGACATCATCCAATCAGAACGAAATAAACTTCACCATTCCGATTTGACTATCCGCACAGTCAAATATTCCGGTCTAGATACGTCTCCCTCAACAGCCTCTTCGATTCGTCGAAGCCAACATGTCGGGGGACATATGCAAGACCATCATGCCGAACTGATCGACCTAGACGCCTATACCGACCTCTTGGAGGCGTCCGTCATCATCGAGACGACCAAGGACGGCGAGTTGCTCGTCCACATGTTCAAACATCCCGCCCGAGGTATTCTCACGGGCATCCAAGCTGGAAGCGCCGTATTCCTATTCTCGGGCAGCTGCGTCGATCTTCGGGAACCAGCCCTCACGACTTGATGCTTGAAGGAAATGGCGGGGCCTGAACCCCGCCATCATCGCTCTAGTTGAAGACAGCGGGAGGCTCACCCTCCGGAGCCTTGCCATACCGCCCGCACAGCTCCTCCAACGTTTGCCGTTCGTGGCCGACAAACCATTCTTCAAGCCTACCCGTCGAAGGGTCGAAGCAGGCCGTCAGGCCGCTAAGCAGGCTCCGGGCGGTTTCCGCGTCGGCATCGCCTTTACCCTCAAGATAGAGCGTCCATCGCTCTACACGGCTTAGCTCCGCCTGAAGCAGTCCAGGCTCATCCGGGACATTGCTGTAGATAGCCGAAGGGGCCAGCGCGTTCGCAGTCCAAGCCCGGAAAGCCATTACCCGCAGAACCTCGTCGTCAGGGTAGGTCTCTTCCAGATAGGTCATCAGCTCGGCCAACTGCGTCAGGCCCTGTTCGTCGGGACCATGCCCCCGACCAATGTAATCAGCGACTTCCTGTTTCAGGTCAGCAAGAGCGGACTTGGTATCGTTCATTTGCAATCGTTCCCGCTCCGGAACGATCACAGCGACCGCCCTTTCGGAGCGGCAAACCATCTATAGGAAGAAAGCCAGAACGTCGCATGGCATTTTGAGCGAGAAATATACGTTTGAAATCCGCCACTTGAAGGGCGAAGAGGCAGATGGGTCGGTTTTGAACGCCATTCTGGTCGTCCAAGGCGGCTATGCCGATACGCGGGAGCGGGCATTTGAGATTGCCGCCTAGTCCGCAAATCCACCACTCGTGACCGTAAATCGGACCTCCGCTTTTGGTATATCGAACCCATCAAGATGACCAAGCTCGCCGCGACCGACGATGTAGCAGAAGGCCGTCTGGTGTAGCTCGCGGTCCGGCAACGTCTCATACGTCACACATCCAAGGATCGTTGCGTATGGAGACAAGGTGCAATCATCAAGACTTACACCCCACCCCCTGTCGTAACTGTCGCCCGGAAGAAGAGTCCTGCTCCACGTCGTATTTCTCTCGCGCTGCGCCGCTGCATAAGTTGCGACCTCATCAACGTGATCTTGGCGCATCGGCACCATCGTCATGCTGGTATGGACGTTCAGCGCCGGTGTCCGTCCGAGATTTTCTATGGTTAGGTAAACCGACAGCCCACATCCGCCCGTTTCATAGAACGCAAGATCGCCGTCAGGATGCAGGGACACAGTGAGCCAAGCGCGTTCGCTCGCTATGAAGGCGTCACGCGCTATGTCAGCGGCTCGTTTAGCTTCCCCAGCGGCGCGTTTTGCGTAGAGAGCGGCGAGAAATGCCGCAGCCAGCGTTCCCGCCCCAATAACGGCACTGAAAAGGGACAGCCAGAAGGACCGAGCAGTCCACGCTGCGGCTTCGTCTGCTGCATCAGCAGCTTTCCACTGCGCACATAAGTCCGACGACCTATCGTCAACCCCCACGGGACAGGGCGCATCCAAACGAGATTGTCTCGTGATCGGCACCGGAATCGATCCTGTGGCAGCCACAGCCCCAACCTTCGGGGTGTCTAACTTTCCCGGAGCCTCAGCTTGCGCGCTCACTGCGCAGACCAGCATGACAGCCGAGGCGATTGCTACTGCTTTCAATATCGATAGCCCTCGACACGCTTACGGACAGGAAAGCGTTACCTGTTGAAATGCCCGACGTTCACCGTTAAACGTGAACCACGTTCGGCGATAGCCCACCTCTCCCAACTGTCGGGAAACCCCTGCAAAGCCACTCAGCTACGCACGTTTCCACGTTTTGGAACTCTCGATGGGTTCCTTGGCTGACGACCCCTCGTATGAGGGAGTTGTGGTTTGCTGGACGTGAGTATTGAGGGAGATGCCCATGACCAAGTCGTCGAAACGCATCGGCCTTGGTCTCGCAGTGATCGGTCTCCTGACCTCGGCTTTCGAGCTGGCGTCGGCGATTGTTGAACTCGTGACCAAGGTCGTCAGCTATGCCCGTTGCAATCCACAACTTCGACTTCACCTACCAGCGCAAAGGTAAGCCTGTCTTCGTACCCTCTTCGAGAGGACGCAGGACGGGGCTTCGCGTGAAGGAGGCGATTGAAGCCAACTTCGTGTTCCCCGACACCTATTTCCACATGGGGCCGGGCGGCCATGTCGCTGCACTGCACCACCACAGAGACAGCGCCTTTTTCGCGCGCATCGATATTGCCCGCTTTTTCTACAGCATTTCCCGGCGACGAGCGCAGAGCGCGTTGAGCCGCATCGGCGTAACGCAAGCCCGCATCTATGCGAAGTGGTCCACCGTACGGAATCCCTACGGCGAGCCGATGTACTCTCTGCCCTACGGCTTCATCCAATCGCCCATTCTAGCATCGCTCGTCATTGCGACCTCGAAGGTCGGCGAGCACATCGCAGCGATTTCCCAGGATGTGCGGGTCAGCGTGTATATGGACGACATCGCGCTCTCAGGTGACGACTTATCTGTCCTCCGAGACACCTACAGCGCTCTCATCTCGGTCCTCGAAGCTGAAGGCTTTGAAGTGAATGGGGAGAAGCTCCGCCCCCCGTCCGAAGCCATGGACATCTTCAACTGCGACCTTTCAACCGGACGAGCGTCAGTGAGAGACGAAAGGATCGAGGAGTTTCTAGCCACCTCGCCGAACCAAGAATCGCAAGACGCCTTTGTGGCATACTGCGCGACCGTGGAAGCCGGAAACACCGGATAGGCTGTGTCACACAAAGCGTCACACAACCCGCCCCGAGCCCGCCTTAAGCGGTTGTTTTTATTGAATTTTCAGGAAAATGGCGGAGACGGGGGTATCTACCCCAATGTTTCCGGGCTTTCCTCTCCGAAAAGTGTGCCAGCTTGGCATACTTCCCGGCGTTGATGGCAACTCTTGCGTTGTTGCATTTGTTGCCATCAAGACGCTGGATACCCTTACTCGACCAGCCCCACGAGATCGGTGGGCGACAGGTGAGCGTATCGTTTCATCGTGATGCCGATGTTCGAGTGCCCCGCGAACTTGGACACCTTCGGCAGTTCCTTCCCTTCCTTCACCAGATTGGTGATCTTGGTGTGACGCAGGGTGTGGAATTTTACGTCGTCGATGTTGAAGCCGAGTTTCTTGACCTCCTTGCGAACCTCGACCCACTTCAAATCCATGGTGGATTTGTGCTGCGGGAAAAGCCGCCCGCCGACCGCGTTCATGCGGAGATAAGGCAACATGGCCTTGATCGCCGAGGATGCGGGCAATGACTTGGGCTTGCCGTTCTTGAGCGTAGGCACCGGCTGGCCATCCGCATCGAACACGCCCGGCAAATATTGGGGCCAGTGGATGAAGGTCAGGCCATCGGGCCGTTCCTCAATCCAGCTATCATCCAACATCAGAGCCTCCGACTTGCGGCAAGCGGTATCCAACAGGAAGCGGACGAAATAGCCGAACCGCTTCCAGTTGGCGCCCGGCTGGCTGATGTGCCGTGCCTCAATCACCTTGAAGATCGCAGTGATTTCCCTGTCGTTCAGCACCCGGTCTTGCAGGTTGTGAACCTCAAGCGTCGGCATCGGCGGCTTGGCGAAGAGGATCGGCTTCCTGTCCGCGTCCTGCATCCGCGTCGCCGTGGCCAACGCTTTCGACAGGGTGTCCATTTTCCGCTTCACCGTGCCCGGCGTTGCCCGCTTCTGACCCTTGCGCCCACCCCTCTTGAAAAGGGCCTCCTGCACTTCCTCAAGCCGCATGTAGTGCATGTCGGTCACGAGGTCGTCGCCGCAGATGACGCGAAGGATTCTGACGTTTGACCGGAGCGTGTGCATAGCGCGATGATTGCGCCAAACCGTCTTTTCGCAATGATCGAACAGCGCGTTCATGGTCATGACGGGGATTTTCGACGGTTCGGCCGCAGCCTCCTTGACCGCTTCGATCTCGACCTTGGCGACCTGCTTGGCCGTCTTCCCCGCCACGATTTGGGGCGCGCGGGCATAGGCTTCGCGTTCGGTGCGGACGCCCGTGGACAGGCGTTTGCGCTCCCCGTTCTGATCGGTGAACACGACAAGGAAGATGCCGTCCTTGGCGCGCTTCACAATGTCCCAAGCGGACGCGACATCATGTTTCATCAGAGTTGGTCTCCTGTGCAGTTCTGATCGTCCGGTGGATGTGTCCTGCGATGGCTTCTCCTTTTTCTGTCAGGCGCACGATCTTGCGTCGGTTGTCGTCTTCGTCGGTTTCGAGCTTGATCCAGCCCAGCCCGTCAGGGTCGCGCTTCGTCGGCTCCATGAGCAGTTGATAGGACCGACCGATAGACTGGCCGAAGATCGGCTCCCCCGTATCGTCGTCACCCGCGATCTCTTTCAGGTCCGAAACGATGATCGACTTGCCGAGCGAATTGGCTTCGACGATCAGGGCGAAGGCGTAGATTTGCCGAAGCGAGGTCCGCGCCGGAATCTTGGCGGCGATGATCTGGAGCGTCTTGGCAAACGCCATGTAGCTTCCTGCCCCCTCCTTGATGCGCGAAGGCGCAATCATGTCGGCGCCGCCTTCGACAACCGAGCCTTGGATTTCTTCGGGAGATTTGCGGCGACGGGCCATCGGTGGCTTTCCTTGAACGGGTTTGCCAAACGATTGCCTTGAGTCACTCATCTCCTCAATGGAAAAGAGAGTTAGGATTGCGGCCTCCTGTGTCTGCGATGAACGAGACACTGTGTGCCACGACTCGTTAGATGTAGTCAACGCAAAAATGGCGCCTTGCCGTCTTTCGGTTCTGCCCGGCGTTAAACCCCGCGCTCCCATGATAAGTAGAAGGTGCGAGAAACCTTCAAAGACAAACTGGCGCGACAGATCGCGCTTGAGGACGAGAGCCGTGCGCTCGGCGCCAGCCGATACCGTGCGCGCCGCCCGCTGCCGTGGCGACATGAACCTTCCAGCACGGACGAGGAAGGCGACCTCCCACCCGGCCGTCAGCTATTGCGTCTGGCCATCCAGCCCACCGCCGAAGCGATCCGGTCGTTCTGCGATATCGTGAACCACGGCGGCGGCGCCCGCACCCCGGAAGCCGCTCTGATCCTCTCCAGTGTCGGCGCCGAAGAGGCCGCCTATCTGACCGGCCGCGTGATCCTTTCGGCCGCAGCCGAAGGCAAGAAGCTGACCGCGACCGCCATCGCTGTCGCCGACGCCATCATTGAACACAGCCAGATGGAGAGCCTTCGCCGCGCCCGCGCCGATGTCTTCAAGGGGGTGCTTCGCGTCCAGTCGCACGGCGTCCGCTCGGCCAAGATGAAGCGCAAAATCCAGAACGTCATGACCGAACATGGCGTGGATCAGTCGTTCCCGCTGGCGATGCGAATCCGCACGGGCGTCAAGGCCATCGAACTGTTCTGCGACGCGACCGACCTGTTCGCCATCGAGAGCCAAGGCCAGCGCACAAAATACGTTCGGCCGACCGAGGCCGTTCACAAGTGGCTGGAACAGCAACACGCCCGCTGCGAACTGCTTGAGCCGATCAGCCTTCCCATGATCGTGCGCCCCCGCCGTTGGTCG